CCATGTGCCAACACTGACGGGCAGCCCGTCCCCTGTCTCATCCCATTGTTCCATGATGACTTGACGGTCAGTGAAACCTTCCAACGCACCTTTGAATGGGAGACGGACAAAGTTCCCGAGTTGGTCGGGACGCAAATCTTCTGCTTTCGGGTTGGCTTCCCTGGCTTGAAGTCCGATGGTTGCGTAAGCGACCTTCAAGGCACGACGCATAAGTCGGGCTTCGACTGGACCGTCGGAGAACACCCAGATATGCCATCCTTTTGAACGTGACCGTTCAATGAATGGAGTGAATCCCATAGCGCCCAGGGTGACTGCTAGACCGTACGCTTCACCCCAAACACCTGTGTCGATATCACAGCATCCCCATTTCACCCACCACTTTTCGTTTTGAAACCACATCGGATACACCCCGATTCCTTCGGAGCCTTCCAGATGGAAACGAACGATTTGGGGGGTGACGGTGTTCCGTACGCTACGAGCCTGGATGATCGGCTTGTTGTTCTCGTCGGTGCCGACTACAACGTCGGCCCCATAGGCTGACATGTTGCCACCGAACAGGTGAAGCATTTTATCTTCGATGAACATCACAGTTTGTCTTTCATGGATTCTTCTTCTACCTCTGCCATATCAAGCAAGGCCACTGCCAGTTTGCGTAGATGTGTCGGGTCCAACACTACCTTTGATGCTCTCGCAAAAAACTGGTTGGTTGGTCCGATAAGGATCGTTCCGTATCCTGTGTCAGATACACGAAGAACGATTTGTGAATCTTTGAATGCTTGGCATGGCATCACCATGCCACCAAACTTCTTCTTCACGGTCACTTCAACAATCCTCTCGCTGACCCCTTGTTCTCGTAATCGAACTGCTGTTGGGGTGGTGGCGGCACATCGCCGCCACCGTCACCAATCAGGAACAATCTGCCGGTTGTCTTGTCGATATTGAAGTCGATTTCGTTCGTCAACTCCATAGGTGGCCGCTTGTTCTTCACCAGTTTCGCTGACACTGTGTCACGATGCCGTGGGATTTCAATCTGCAAGATTTCGGTCATCCGATCCTGCCAGTTCTGAATCATCTTCGGGTTCGTTGCGTTCGCAATCTTTGCTTCCAACTGCTGCAACTGATCCATGAAGAAGTTGATTTTGCGTCGGACCACAATCATGAACGTGGCCTGCTGCTCACCACCGAAAGAACCAGAGTCGATACCGAGCGCCTTGCCTCCCGAACCTGCGGTACGGGAAGTCTGATGCAACAAGAACAACGCCACGTTGTGACGTTTCCCCCAACGCTTCAGTTCATCAATCTTACCCTTAGTATCGGTGGCCTCATTCAACTGTTCCGCATAGTCGAAAATGACTGCCCGTGGTGCGCTACCGAAAGCCTCCCCGGCTTCCTCAAACATGACATCCATCTGATGCAAACCGACCGACTCGTCGTACACAGCCAACTGCTGATACTTCTCGGCAACACTGATAAGCAAATCTTTCGCTTCCTTGTCTTGCCGTTGGATGCGTCGTTCAAGTTCTTGTGCGCCAACACCAGTGTCGGCAGCAGCGAGTTTCGTGAGAACAGCGGGGCGGGTTTCATCTGGGGTGAACAGGACGGTCGGGACGTCACGGTTAGCCATAAGGATTTCGGTTGCGAACACAGTCTTACCTGAGTGAGCGAAACCGTTGATCAAACACAGTTCACCTGGGGCTACGCCACGGATACATTCATCGAACTGTTCGATGCCGGTGAACACTCGCAGGTGTGGTGATTCAGCAAACTTGATGAACTCGTCTGCCGCATCCGATAGAGGTTTGTAGTAGTGACCCACACCGGATTCGAACCGGCTGAGTCGTTGACTGATTTCATCTTCGAAAAGGTCGCTCATGTCCAACTTTCAGTTTGAAACTATCTGCACAGATGGAAATGGGGCACACCTTTCGGTGTGCCCCATTTCTCCCAACCCGCTCCCCAGCGGCTTTCTGTCAGGAATCCTGCTTGATGATCCCTGCCCGTGACGGGTCACGGTCATCCGGGATCAGCGGGGATTCCCCGTTCTTCACTGCCTCCTTGAAGAACGCACCAAACTTGCCGTGGTTCACCCAAACAGCAGTGATGCCCTTCTCCTGGCACTTGCGGACAACCCACTCGGGGACCGGTTCACGCAGGTCCTTTTCGTTCATGACCTTGATGCCGGACGACTGGACAGTCGTCCCGGTCATCTGAGAGCCAACCTTGTCGGCTGCCGAACGGACAGTCGGGGTGGGTGCGTGCTTCTCACGGATCACACCGGACTCATCCATGAACGTCTCAACACCAAGCGTGTCGAACACTGCACTCTTGGCAACGTTCAGCATGTCAACTGCACGACCGGAAACGTCTGCGTCGGACATGTTCGGGTCCACGTTATCTTCCACCCAAACTCGGGCGGTAGCATTCTGGTAGTCGCCCAGGTCGATCTTCCGTTCGAACGTTACGGAAATCTTCCTGGTGTTGATGTCAATGTTTTCCATTGTTACCTTTCCTCGTTGGAGATGAGGGGTTTGAAGTCAGTGTTCACTGACTGGATTTGAAGGTTCTTGTCGGACTTCAACAGCATAACAACACTGTCAACAGTTGTCACGAAATCTTCTTCGGTGAACTCGTCACCGACTTTCAGAGTGAAATGAAGTCTGAATGTTTGACTCACCACTTCTCCTTGTCAGCCCAGTATGCGGCTGACATCTTGCCCTTGCTGATGTTCTTCTGATGGCGGGCCTTGAACGAGGCCCGCTTCTTCTTCATCGCATCGGACTCGCCAGGCTTCGGCTTCCCAGCCGTCTTAGCACCCTGTTCACCGAACCGGATCGTCTTGATCTTATCGCCTTCCTTGGCGACAACGATGTGGGACTTCTTCGGATGGTCCGGGGTGCGCTTCGGCTTGTTGTAACCGTTGACTCCCGCCTTCTTCAAACGGGAATCAACCTTCTTCGCTGGCTTGCTCGCTGGCTTCTTCGCTGGCATCACTTCTCCTTTGATGGTGTAGGCCAAACGTATGGTATGTCGTCTGGCATGTCAGGCCAGAACGCTTTGTAATGAACCGGATTCTTACGAATCAGGTTCGACTTGTGCGAGTCTGCGATTTCATTTAGAAACTCTGGCATTTCCAAACGGCCAGGCAACTCCAACGACAAGTTCAGGAAACCATTCAGCAAGGTGTCGTTGTAACCACGACGGCACCATTCGATACAACACGCTACACCGTAGCGTGCCAGGGCACGCTCGTTCCCAGCCCACATTTTGGTGGCAGGATGATTTACCCATCCTGGAGTCGATGTCGGGTTCCCGTACTTATCCACCTTACGCAAAGCGTTCAAGATTTGCAGAGCCTCAACACGCTGCTTACCGAGCCGCCGGTAATCCAACGTTCTGAAACCCGCAACAATATCAGTTCCCAAAGGTGCAAAGGTTTGCATCACTCACGCCCAATCTTCACCAACGAACATGCCCTTGCAGGAATCCCACACAGGGCACCACTTCGGACCACACAACGCATGATCGTCACGCAACGGCCACATCTCACTATTCGATTCGATCTGATCCGCAATGTTATTCACCAGCATAGTCAACCACGACCACTGCCCGTTACCACGGAACACTGAAACACTTTGCGCTTCAGCGGTACTGGCACGCCGAATAAAAATGCGATAGTCGAAACGGTACAGTCCGTCACCATCAGGGAGAATGTAACCCATGCTGGCCGCAGCGTAAGTATACACTGTCGGCTGATGCGCCCAACGCTGCTTCTCCCAACGCCTGTACTCACGGCCCGATGACTTCCAATCAACAACCCGATTCTCAGCAATGTCGATGATGTCGGCAGTGCCAGCCAAACGGATTTCACGAACCAGACGGTCACCCGTTCGCTTCACGAACGGAATGTTGAAATAGTTTTCAATCAGAAAACTTGCCGGGTCCCTCTGGAGCCAGTACGCCCGTTCTTCCGAAACAAACCACGACTCAACCAGATTACAGACTGCACCAACAGCCTTAGCAGGATCGTCACCGTACGACTCCGTTCTGTACACGATACCGTTACTCATGAAACCTGAAACGGTTTCACCTATCCAGTCGGTCGCCCACTTCTGGGCGGCAGCCAAAGATGAGAACGGCTTGCCGGAAAGTTCACGTTCGATGGCGGCGTGCAAACACGTTCCGATGGTGGCAGCATCCGTCTCAACACGAATCGTTGGTTCATCATCGAACTGTGCGCCAGGACCGATGTGGTTCACAACACGGAACTGCTCGGGGCATGTCACATAATGTGAGATGTCTGACTGGTGCAGCGTCAACACGCCGTCATCGTATTTCATTCTGAAACATCCCCTGCTGGTTCGGTATCCTGGATTGCGTCCGCTGCTGTACGCAGCGACGCTACCAGACTGATGTTCTCGTTCGCTGCCTTGGCCAGCAAAGCAAGAATCTTGTCGGTTTGTGGGATGGCGATCCCACCGGCAGCGAACTGCAAGATGACACCGACCACTTCCGAAAGTGCTTCGATGGTGTCGGCTGCTGCTGCCAATAGTTCCTTGTCGGACCGGTCAGCCACGGCGGGCCTCCTTTAGTTCTTCGTCAACACGCTTCAAGATTTCGGCGCGCCGCTTCTTGTAGTCGGCAACGGCTTTCAGTTCGGTGGCCGTGAAGGTGTAGTCCCAAATGTCGAACTCTTTCGGGATTTCACGATACCGGACTCTGGTGGGCTTTTCTTTCTTGTCGGTAACGTAACTGTTGCTGCCCCGCTGCTGCGGGGTCAGCCCACCGTACACGCCGTACGGCAGCCTGTTTTCGATTGCGAACTCCAGACACTGGGTGCGAACTGTGCATTCCTGGCAGTACGCCAGTGCTTCGGCTGTCTTGTTCGGGGATTTCGGACTGAAAAAGATTTCCAGGTCTGCGTTGTTGCAGTTCGCTAGTTCAGTCCAGTTTGCTTCTTCGGACACGGGTTGCCTTGCTTTCTGGGGAGTTGGTTGGTTTGCTAACTGGTTGACACACCCCCCTTTAGGGGGGTGTGTCAGCTAGTTACTGGTTAGTGTAACTGGTTGGGTTTGTGTTTTCCGACACATGCAGGAAGATTTGACACAAACTTTACCTTGCCGGGTGTTATTGCATCATGATTGCAGCAGCGAGCGATTCGAAGAACGAGTTGACCACGGTGGTCAGTATCTCACGGTCCTTCCGATGCAACTTCGCCCATTCGTCCTGGTAGTGGGCGACCATAGGGGAACGCTCGCTGATTCCTTTATGGTCGATGGGAGCGAACCTGTCCAGATCGAACCCGATCCCAGGACCGCCTCCGTCACCGATGTCGAACACAACAAGTTCCGACTCGACATTGTACAGCACGTCACCGTTCGGGTTTTTCAGACTGAAACCCGCTTGGAACCGGTCGCCACTGTTGGCCTGACTGATTTCAATCATCCAGTCAGTTGAACATGCCCCCATGCACAATCCTGGGGCCAAAGCCATCATCAGTACGTCACGGTACATGTTGTCGTACACGTCGTCCAGAATGGTTTCCATCATGTCGTCAATGGCTGGTAGACCATTCAACGGGAAGTTCTCGTTCGGGCAATCGAAAGATTGTCCACCGACCTGAACACTCAGGGTGTAATCATCAACTGTTGTCATTGTCATCCTCCTGGATGCTGTTGGAAAGCAGTTCTTCGAACTGCCCGAAATCTACGCTCATGTCAGTGAACATTGTTTGCACTTCGAAATCGTTACTGACCCAACCATTGAACTCTGCCACACTCAACCTGGCGTCCTTCGTGATCGGATCAACGGACACCAACGGTGCCTCATCGGCCGCACCGAACAAACGAATCTTGCGAGGGTCAGCCAGAACCTCGGTCACCTCATGGACATCGAAAGTGAAATGGGTCCACAACTTGTCCTTTTCACGTTCCGGCCAGTAACCGGTGAACAACCACATGGCAGGGATCGAATGCGAGCAGCGTCCCTCACCCATGTATTCGAACACTGCCTCGCTGGTAACGAACGGCAAAGCAACCGAACGCAAACTGAACCCGACACCGTGAACGTACGTCCCGTAGTTCACGGCCATGCAACCATCAGGTTGATGAAACACGAAGTCAACTTCACCACTCATTTGATTCCCCTTTCCAGGACCAAACCTTGTTGTTCTACAAACATCCTACCACCAGGCAAACAGAATAGTTGCTTAGCGGACGAAACTTTCTCACCGGATTTCATAATGAAACCATCCGACACACGATAGATAGGAGCAAGCTCACCAGACGCTTCTTCTAGCTTACGTTCAACCCAGAACGGTCGAACATTCACGACCGGAGACTCAACCCATGTTGACGCCATGCTGCGCCTGTTCTCGTTTTCCTTACACCAGATGAAATCGGGATTCTGGCACCACACAACCCTGGGGTTAGCCAGGTTTCTGTAAATGGATTTTGGTGCCACGAAACCATGCACTCCCCATCCCCGAGAGTAATGGTGGGTAACCTTGTACGGGTAGCCTGGCTTCACGTTCCTAGTGGTGACAATGCCGGTCAGGTCGTAAACGTCCACGTCCATCATCCGAGATGCACCACTTCCGCATCAATCTCATCCCAGTGCGCCCCAACAATCTTCATGATGTCCAAACGACTGTTCTCATCACCGACAGTCAAAGCAGCGATGTCCTGCCGTGCTTCCTCAATCGTCTTGTACAGAACCAGCAGCGGATCGCCATGATACGTGCCATACACTGCGAACATTTCACCGGTCATTTCGTTTCCTCCAACACTGTCAGTTTCCATTGCATTCTCTCCTGTCGTTTCAAATAGCGGCGTTCACGGTCCCGTTCCCGTGGACCGGACGACCGGCAGCACCCGTAGGTGCAGCGCACAGCCATCCGGCCCAACATCTTTGCCTGGTTCATTCGGCAATCACCTGGCAGCCGTCATCCCACACCAACATGCCGCCGTCGATGCCCAAGGCGGCAACCGTTTCGAAAGCCAACTTGCAGCGTACGATCAGTTCCATGCCACCGATGTCGTCGGGGTTCTCAATCCCGGGGATGAACAATGGAATCCAAAAGACCCCGTTCGGGTGGATGAAGAACGTGTGCAGATCGTCACCGTTCTCGAAATATTCGTCGGAGAAATGTTCTGCGCTCATGGTAAATAACCTTTCTTTTCGTGTTTCGATTTGAAATAATAGACTTCGGGCAGTTTAGCATCTTACCCAGGATGAGACAACCCTAGTCCCTAGTCGTCAGATTCGTCAGAGTCAACACAGTCCGGGCACAAACCGTTGTGCATATCCCAGCCAGGATCAATCTGACCAGCCAAAGCATCCTCTGCCTGCGCCTCGTTGAAATAGGTGTCGTCATCATCGACGAACAGGTCAAGCCTGGCACCACAGTCGCAGTCAACGTAACCCGTGATGGTCATTTTCGTGATGAAGATATCCATTCTCATCTTTCCTTTCAGTTTGCAATCAGTATCAGATCGAACCACCCTAGTCGTCCTCGCCCCAACGGGCGAAGAACGCTAGGATGATAGACACGATGACCAGCAGACCACCGTAGATTTGAATCGGGTCCATCAGTTGAACTCCGCATCCTGCTCGACCACACCCAACGCCTTGAGTTGATCGAACACCCAACGCTCCGCATCGGCCGGATCACCATGAGTGAACCAACGCTGAGACAAGTCCATCGTCAGATCGGCACCAACAATGTTGGCGTGCTGAATGGCAGTCACCGTACCGTAGCCGCCACCTTTCTGGAAACCGTAACGCTTGCGGATGCTGGGGGACTCACCCTCCTGGAGAGCGAAGATCAACCGGCGCAGCCACGACGGGTTACCCAGGGCGAACTCGACCGCCGACTCGTCCATGATCGTACCGGCAGAATGCAACCGGGTCAGGACCGACCAGGCTTCACTGTCCAGGTTCTTGCCGTTACGGGGCCGAACGCTTTCTTCGGCCCAAATCTCCAACTCGTAACCCAACGTGGCAAGGGCACGAACCAGACCGATCAGAGCCTGACCACGGGCGAACAACTGTTGGGCGGTGACCGATGACGGGATGCTGTAGCCGACAACCAGACACAAGGCACGCTTCGAAACCTCATCCTCGTTCGGGACGAACTCAAACATGCACTCCGGTTCGCCGTCCAGATAGCGGGCGATGTCGAAACTAGCGCCCGACACGTTGTACCGGTACTCCAGTGTGTTGTCAACGTACTTGCGGATTTTCGGCACGATACCGTCGAACCAGCGGCGCATCTCGGCGGCACCCTCGGGTGCCCAGCCGCCGAACTTAGCGAACCGGATCGCTTCCGGCAGATCGGCCGTGCCGTGCCAACCATCGGTCGGGTTGTTGCTAACCCCAGTTGAGGTTTTGTCAGCAGCAGCAGCCGCTGCGTCAATGAACTTGTGGATCGAATCGAACTGGTGGAGTGTGTACTTCATGATCGTAACTTTCTGTGAGTGTTGAATGTTGCAGATTGAAATCCGGGCCGGGGGGCCGGAGGGATTGGAAACCCCCCGACCCGGAAACCCTAGATCAAGACCAAGCCTTGATCTTCGCCTTCTGGTCGTCGTCCAGCGCACCGAGGAACGTCATCTCGCACGCCTCACCGATGGTGAACGCACCGTCACCCGGTGCGATCATCTTCGCACCGATCACCGAGTCTCGCATGGTGACGAAATGCTTGATACCCAACGCATCGACGGCACGCCGGGCGTGACGGACCTGGGTCAACCAGCGGTCAGCGAGACTGTCGCCGAGCATACCGGCAACGATGGCCGTCTCCATGCGTTCGTCAGTGTCGATGTACACCTTGGCGAACCGGTTCAGTGACGCCGGGTCCAGTTTGGCACGCCCAGCGAACTGGGCAGTCGGACCGGTCCCGAGCGTGTTGGCGGTGGCCAACATGCCGAAGTCGAGATGGGCGAGATGCTTGCCGTTCCCGAACTCGAAGATACCGTTCGCCAGCGCACTGTTCAACCCGGCGACGATGGCCGGGTTGGAGTTGTCCAACTCGTCCCCGACGTACAAGCCACCGGACGTGAACGCCCGATAGAACGCCGTTTCCTTGAACTCGCCGGTGCCAGGGATCATGTACCCCTTGATATCGGACATCGGTGACATCGGGTTGAACCCTTCGATCTCGACGGATCGGCCGAGAGCCTCACCGACCTGAAGGCACATATGCGACTTGCCGGTCCCTGGCGGGCCAGGCAGGTAGACGTGAGTCCCCCGGGCCACCAGTCGGAGCACGGTGTCGAACTTGCTGTGGCGAACCTCGGGGATCTTGCCCTTGACCTTGCCGTCGATCTTCACGAACGACGGCTTCGCCTTGCCACCCGTGCCACCCTTCGGGATCGACTCCCGAACCTGGTTGCCAGCCTGCCGGGCACGAGACTCGGCAATGTCGATCACCCGAGGCTTGAACGTCTCCCAGAGACTGTCGGCGAACTTGTCACCGAGCGATTCATCCTCGCCAGGATCGTGTTCAAACTGAAAATCCATGTCATCCTTTCCGTCCGATTCGTCGTCCGACTGTTCCTGGTCAGACTGGTCGCCCGACTCACCATCGGACTCGTCACCCGACTCACCATCCTGGTCGGACTCACCGTCGGACTGGCCGTCGGACTGGCCGTCGGCATCGCCGTCGGCATCCTGCCCGTCCCGGTCCGACTCGTCGCCCGACCCACCGTAGCCGAACCCATCCCCGAAATCCTCCGGGGTGAGATGCAGCACCGTGGCTTTCGGCATGTCGGCCACCGTATCGAACCCGTTACGGTCAGCAGCCCGGGCCGCAGCCTTGCACTCGTCCATCGTCCACTCGTCCATCGGGACGGTGAACCCTTCCTGATCGACACCGTTCACGATGCCGTTGTAGGTCTTGTGAATCGTATTGAAACGCATTTCGAATCCCTCCAGATTCTTTCATTTTGAAACCCGACACCATGTCGGGCAGCACCGTTGGTGCAGTCCCCACCACCGACCGAAGCCGGTGGTGAGTCAGTAACAACGATACCCGGCCAATATTACAGAACCGTTACAGAAACTTTACAATCCTGTTACAATCCTGATGGTGGGTCAGCGCCGGATCATGCGGACATGCTCCGGATCATTCTCCGACGGAATCACCCCCAATCGGATACCGATCACCAACACCCCGATGGCAACCACGATCACCGTGGCAGCCTTGACGTACACCATCACCGTCTCACGCATCGTTCGAACCTTTCAGAATGAAATCCCAACGGGCACCACCAGCCCGACGGAACACGACGAGGCGGCCCCGCAGGTCACGGAAACCGTCGGTCAGTTTGTTGCACCCCTGCTGATCCGAAACACTCCCCCACCCGATGGTTTCGGGGATGACGTGCCACACCGGGGCGTGATCCTCGCCACGGTTCACGAAGGTGACCATCGCCATGTTGTAGTGCCACACCGTCCGAATCTGGCGGGGAACCAGCCCCACCGTCGTCCAGCCGTCACGGTAGGACCAGTGCCCCACCTTGTGCACCTTGCCGTCGTACTCCCACGACTTCACCGTGGGTCGCATGTCACTGATTTTCATTTCATCCCTCCCAGGATTTCAGATTGAAACCGATTTCATTTTGAAACCGGCCAGCACCCGATAGATGCAGTCCCCGCCACCGCCCCCATTGGGGGGCGATGGCAAGTCAGCACCGACCGAACAGTTAGCCCCAGAGCGCAGCCACCGACAGCAGCGCCGACGGATCGAACACCTGGGTCACCGGAGACCCGGCGGCATCCAACCACTCCAACACGACCCAACGACCACCCGGACCCCTGGTCGCCCCGACCAACGGCGTCACGAACCCATGCACCACCAGAACCAGGGACGTGCCATTGTCGAAATAATCGACCAGCGTGTTCGCCGTGACATCCTCGGTCATGACCGCCACGTTCTCGACCAGATTCTTAGCCATTACAACTACCCTTTCAGTTTGAAACCGGTTTCAGATTGAAACCGGACAGTGCCACCATGACACCCTAGAACGCACCAACCGGAGCCGATGCGCCCTAGGCTGCCATCGGGTTTCAGATTGAAACCCGATGGGCACCCCGGTCACTTGACCGGCCACCCCATTTCGGTCGGGTCCGGGGAGATGGTCGGCGCCTTGTCCTGGTACCAATCACACCGTTCCACTGCCTGGTCAATCGCCCGCATAGCCCCGACCAGGGTGGCATCCTCGACAATCTCCAGGACAACCATGCCAGTGCCACGCATGGCCCCGGTGGGATACGTACGGATGACCGGAACCCGGACAGTGTACGTTACTCGCTTAGCCATAATCACGAACCTTTCAGATTGAAACGGGACCGGATTTCAGATTGAAACCCGACCGGGTGCCGATAGCACCCTAGGACCCACCACCCGGAGGCGATGCACCCTAGGGCGCCATCGGCCCATCATGGGCCGATGGCGCCGGGTGGTCACCCGGCCAGGAACGTACGCACCACCCCGGCGATGTCGTCATCGGTGGCACCTTCAAGGCGGCACTGGCCCAGCATGGCCGTGAGCCGGTCCTGCCACGGAGTGGCGTCCTGGTCGTCCTGGTCGTCCTGGTCGTCCTGGTCGTCCTGGTCGTCCTGGTCGTCCGACGGGTGGACCTTGCTACCGGTGGCAATGGCGTACAGTGCCGACGGGGCGCCGAACGCATCGACGAGTCCCACGATGGAACGGGCACGGTCGTCGCCATCGGCGCCGAGTAGACCGGTGGCCACGGTCACGAGACCGGTGAACCCGGCCAGGTCGGCATAGCGGACCACCCGGCGAGTCTGCTCAGTGTCGACACCGGTGGCGATCGCACCCAGGACACCGGCAACCGTGCGCAACTTCGTGATGACACCGCCGGTGGTCCCCAGGATTTCGGCCAGGTCCTTGCCGGACATGGCGTCGACGGTCTCGTCCTGGTCGGCACGCCGGTCCCGGTAGGCCACGACGGCCGTCGTGGCGTAGTTGGCGGCATTCTGCCGGTCACGGGTGACGGCTTGGTGACGGGCGATCATGCCCGACGCCTTGTCAGCGTCGGCATCGGTGTGGAGATCGAACATGGGGATATCGGACTTGCGCATTGTAGGAACCTTTCAGATTGAAACCGGCCGGACTGGCCGGGTGCCACCGGACCACCCGGCGACAAGAGACAAGCTAGGGACCCAAAATCAAGACAACTACCATCTAAAGTCAAGTCTAGATCAAGTTCAAGCCGTAGCGCCCCCCAATGTTGGGGAGTCGGAACGGACCACCACCACCACCACCACCGGACCGGCCGGGACCGTTGCCGGACCGGTCGTCGCACTGCCGGAACACTTGTTCCGAAACTAGGGCGGGACTGGAACGAATGATCCCACTAGTTTCAGATTGAAAAGGTTGCACCCTGAAACGTTTGCGTCCGCAAGGAAACCCACCCTGACCTGCACCGGGGTATAGTGGGTGGGGTACCCCCAGGTCCTATAATAAGGTTGGTTGGGTTCGGTACATCTGTGGGTTTTGTGGTGTTGTGTTTTTGGGTGTGTGTGGGGGTTGTTTGTGTGGTTTCTGTAATTTTTGTGTAACTTTTTGGTTGACTGTGTGTGGTTTTTTGGTGGCTGTGTGTGGTTGTGCCTGGTGGGGGGGTGTTTTTGTGGGGGGACGTGTTTTGTTACTAGTATACTGGTTGAACGAATCACCCTCCGAGGTGATTCGTTCACTGGTTAGTTGGTTGGTTGGTTAGTTAGCGAACAACCACACCTTGTGGGTGTGGTTGTTCAACTAGTTAGTTAGTTTGTGGTTTCGGACAACACTTGGGGTGTTGTCCGTTTTTGTTTTTCTGTTTGAAAGGTTGGTCCCTCACTTCGTTCGGGGGTGTCCGTGTCTGGGACGTTTTTTGTTGTTTGGTGAGATGAAAGGTGTTTGTTGTGGGTGAACCTGGCAGGAAGAAGCCTGGCGTGTTGGTGGATGTGTATTCTAAGTCTGAGACTTCTTTGAAGTTGAAGAATGGTCGTCCGTCTAAGGCGTCTTTGCAGCGTGCTAAGCGTGATTTGAATGATCGGCAGGTTTCGTATGCTGCGTGGCTGGCTACGCCTGAGGCGTACCGCCAGCCTCGTACGAGGACTGAGTTGGCTAAGCAGTTGGGTGTTTCTGAGTATACGTTGTGGCGTTGGGATCAGAATCCGAAGATTGTGTTGGCGTCTCGGTGGATGGTGTTGCAGCGTGCTGGTGATCCTGGTCGGGTTGGTCAGATCATTGATTTTTTGCATGAGGTGGCTACTGATGAGGTGCAGACGACGAAGTATCGTTTGGAGGCTGCACGGGAGTATTTGGCTGCTGTTGGTGTGAAGCAGATGTGGAAGAATCCTGAGCCTGAGTTGTTGCAGGTGACTGAGTTGTCGGACATTGATTTGGAGATGTTGTCTGATGATGAGGTTTGGGAGATGTATAATGAGTTGGCTGGGAATAACGGTGATCCGTTGAAGGAAGCTGACGATGAGGGTTCTGTTGAATGATTTTTTATTTGGGTGTTGATAGATGTCGTTTTTTGTGGACGGTTGAGAATATCCCGATGTTTATGTCCCATCGTGTTTTGAGAAGGCAGAAGTCGTGGAGGCGGGCGGCTTCTCGATGGTGCTTAGATTCTGGTGGGTTTAGTGAGTTGTCTCAGTTTGGTGAGTGGACTATTAGTCCAGAGGACTATGTTGAGGCTATCTATAAGTATCAGGATCAGATTGGTAGTATGGATTGGTGTGCTATCCAGGATTGGATGTGTGAGCCGACGATAAGGAAGTTTACTGGTAAGTCAGTTGAGGAACATCAGCGTTTGACGGTTGACAACTTTTTGTTATTGACTGAGATGGCTCCTGATTTGCCGTTCATTCCCATCCTTCAGGGATGGGAATTGCAGGATTATGTGTCGATGGTAGACATGTACGCTGATTCTGGTGTTGATTTGTTTCAGTTTGAAACTGTTGGTTTAGGGTCAGTGTGCCGCAGGCAGTCAACTAAAAGTGTTTTGGAGATTGTGAAAGAATTGCAGCCGTTGAAGTTGCATGGTTTTGGTGTGAAGGGTGATGGTTTGTCGCTGTACGGCGATTTTTTGACTTCTGCTGATTCTATGGCTTGGTCGTATTCTGGAAGGTTTGTGCAGCCTTGTCCTGAGACTGGATTGGCAAGTTGTCAACATTGCTTGCATTATGCTTTGGAGTGGAGAGAGAAGTTTGTCAATGAAGGTTCGTAAGACTGTTAGTGCTTCTGAGGGTATTACTGAGCAGAAGTTGCAGAATGAAATCCAGTTCAGGTCTTGGTTTCCTGCTGAGGCTGTGTTGGATGCCCGTAACCGCATTCCTGATGAGGAATGCGATAGGCTGGTTGAGGGTTTCCGGTTGTTTTGTTTGCAGGCGATCCGTATCAAGGTGCCTGGTTCCAGGGTGCCGTTTGAGTTGCGTGAGGCGCAGTTGGATACGATTCGGGCTTGGATTCAGAATCGGTATACGATTACGTTGAAGGCCCGTCAGATTGGGTTTTCTACGTTGGCTGCTGCTTTTGCGTTGTGGGTGGCTTTGGGTGGTTCTGATCGGCAGATTTATATGTTGTCTCGCCGTGAGAAGGACAGTATCAGTTTGTTGAATAAGGTGAAGTTTGCGTATAAGTCGATGCCTGAGTGGGTTCGTCAGCGTTCTTCGCATGTGTTGGATCGAACGAATCTTAGGATGTCGTTCGATAATGATTCGTTTATTGAGTCGTCTCCGACTGCTTCTGATCCGATTCGTGGTGAGACTGCGTTTCTGGTGATTGTGGACGAGTGGGCGTCGTTTCAGAATGAGGAAGAAGCGTGGGCTGCTATTGAGCCTGTGACGGATGTTGGTGGGCGGTGTGTTGGGCTTTCAACAGCGAAGGGCGAGGGCACGTTTTTCCACAGGTTGTGGGTGGGGGCGACAACCAGTAGCAATAGTTTCGTGCCGGTGTTTCATCCGTGGTCGGCGGTGCCGGGTCGTGACGCTAAATGGTATGAGGACAAGAAGGCGAATATGGAGCTGTGGCAGCTCCATCAGGAGTATCCGTGTTCGCCGGAGGAAGCGTTCATTGGTTCAGGTAATCCGTATTTCGATTTGGAACGTTTGCGAGAGATGTCTCTCAAGGAAGGGATTGGTCGGTATTTCATTCAGATTTCTTCTCAGGGTGGGAATCGGTTTGAACTTACGGAGGCATCAGATGATGGGCCTTTGGTGGTCTTTGAGAAACCGAAACGGTCTGAGACGTATGTGATTGGGGCTGACGTTGCTCAGGGTTTGGATCATGGTGACTGGTCTGTTGCGTATGTGATGGAAGCAAAATCTGGGGATATTGTGGCTGTGTTCCGTGGGAAGCCTGAACCAGATTATTTTGGTGAGATTATTGCGGCTTTGGGGTACATGTACAATTATGCTTTGGTGTGCCCGGAGGTGAACAACCACGGTCGTACAACCGTCGATACGCTTCGACGGTTGAAGTACAGTCGGATTTATCGTCGGCGTACGAAACTGAAAACGATTGAGTCTCCTACTGAGACGATTGGCTGGTTGACTACGCATGGGAATAAGGTTGATGTGATCAACCAGTTGTCTCAGTGGTTGCGTGTCCATAATGTGCCGCATGAGCCGACTGTTGCGGAGTTGAAAACGTTTGTGCGTGATCAGAGGGGTGAACGTATCAAGTTGCATGGTTCACCTCATGATGACTGTGTGATGGCTTTGGCTATTACGATTGAGGCACGAAAGTATGCTGTGATGAACAATATTGGGTCGGTTATCCCGAAGGATGTTCCTGGCAGTATTGATTGGTGGGCTAAGAAGTTGACTGGGCCGTCACGGAAACGTCGTGTCGGCCCGATGATCTAGCATCGGGACACTTTTTGCTGTTTATAGAGAATCTGGCGGTCCAAGGCATCTTTTTTGTCGGGGGAAGCCGGGTGGTGGCCTTCGGACCGTCGGGTTCTCTACCAGTTTTCAATTTGAAAGTTTATGATGAGCGTTCATTACATCGAATGTGACAACTGTGGTCGTGAACTTCCTATCGGGAAGTTTGATTTGTCTGGACGGGACCCGGGCACTTGTTTCAAGTGCCGGGTTTCAACTATTAGTTTCACGAATCCGATCAAAACCGGTCAGGGTGATGATGCTTGGCGTCATGACACGATTCGTGATTATCAGCGCCGTCAGGTCGCTGAGGCTGCCGAGCAGGGCCATGAGGCTATCCCGGCTTGGCATACCACTGGGACGGGAACAACTAGTGGTTCGATGCAACGTTTGTCTGATCATCTAAATAAGTCGGAACAGGTGAAGTCTGATGCCAAGTAATTATGATGCGTTCATTGACCAGGAGTCGTCTGGTGATGGCTATGGTCGTGATAACGCTAAGAAGAAACTTGGTCGTCATCGGGCGAACGTGCAGAACTCTTTGCGTCTCCGTAAGGATTCTGAGTGGGATGACAAGTGGTCTAACCTGATTAAGATTTATAGCAACAAGTATCCTTGGGATGAACTTGGTTCATATGAGGATATTGTTGTGCCGAATATGGCGTTTTCGACTGTGAACGTGATTGTTCCGTCGATTGCTGTGAACATTCCGAAGGTGAATGTTACTGCTAAGAATCCGAAGGATCGTGAAACTGCTGCTGTTGTTGAAGCGGTGGTGAATCATCATTGGCGTGAGTTTGATGTCCAGGACGAAATCCGTGCTGCCGCTAAGGATTTCGTTATTGTTGGTCACGGCTGGGTGAAGATCACTTGGGAAACTAAGATGGCTGACCGTGAGTTGTCTGTTGACGAATGGCAGGACGCTGTTCGTGAACAGGTGATGATGCAGCAGCAGTTGGCTCAGTCTGGTGTGTTGGAAGATGATCTTCCGACAATGGATGAGGTTATTGAATCTGTTCCTCGTACTGTTGAGGAAACGGTGAAAGACGCACCTTTGGTGCGTCGTATCAGCCCGTTCGATATGGTTGTTGATCCTGATGCTTTGCGTATGCAGGATTTGCGTTGGATTGCTCAGCGTTCGTTTGTGCCTATTCAGGTTGCCCGTGAAAATGAGGATTGGCAGCCTTCGGCTCGACGCAAGTTGAAGGCTACGGTGTTGTCGGATGCTCGGGATGATGTGAAGGTTGATGATTCGCATCGTTCTAAGGATGCTGGTTTCGTTGTTGTCTACGAGTATTATGATTTGATCAACGAAACTGTTTGTGTTTTCGCTGATGGGTGCGAAGAATTTTTGCAGAAGCCTTCTCAGTCTCCGTTCCCTGGTGTGCATCCGTTTGTGTTCATGCCGAACTATGAGGTCCCTGAACGGTTTTATCCGATTGGTGATTTGGAAACCATTTATGGTTTGCAGCTAGAGTTGGCTATGACCCGTACCGCTATGATCAATGATCGTAAGCATGGTAAGCGGATTCATATGGTGCGTTCTGCGGCTATCGGCCCGGAAGGTATGCAGGCTCTTGAGTCTGGTGACGATGATGTCCTGATTGATGTGTTGGAGGATCGTCCGTTTGGGGATGTGTTGCAGTCGGTTCAGCCGACTGCGTTGCATCCTGAGTGGTATACCCAGTCGGATATGATTCTGAACGACATCAACATGATTTCTGGTGTCACTGAGTATTCCCGTGGGCAGGCGGCGAATATTCGCCGTACTGCCACGGAAGCCGGTTTGATTCAGGATGCTGCTAATGCTCGTTCTTCGGACAAGTTGTATAAGATTGAGCAGGCTATGGGCCGGGTCGCTGAGCGTATGATCAAACTTTCTCAGGTGTTTATGGACACTGAGGATGTTGCTCGGGTGATTGACGAGAATAAGGTTGTTAGTTGGGTGCGTTATGATCGCACTGTGTTGCAGGGCGATTTTGTGTTTGAGGTTGAGGCTGGTTCTTCTCAACCTCATAATGAGTCGTTCCGTCGTCAGTCTGCGTTGCAGTTGATGGATGTGTTGTCTCCGATGTTGGGTTCGGGGCTGTTGAACGATCAGAAGATTATTGAGCATGTGTTGCGTTTCGGGTTTGGCATCAAGAATGCGGATCAAATGATGGGTCCGGGTCCGCAGCCTCCGATGCCGGAAGCAGCACCTCCGGGTATGCCACCTGAAGGTATGCCTCCGGAGATGCCTCCGGGGATGCCGCCAGAAATGGCGGGCATCCCTCCTGAAATGCTTGCTCAAATGATGGGCGGTGGCGGTATGCCACCGCAAGGTGTTCCAGGTCCGATGCCTGGAATGTAAATGCTGCCTTCGGGTGGAAGTGGCAGGTCTTAGTACCGAACAGGACGCTGGGAGGTCGGGTTTGCTGCGCTTTCAAAATGAAACCTCTAGGGGAGAATGACTATGGCTAATGTTACTAACCTTGGTTCGAACCGTCTGCTGTCGTACAGTGGCGCTTCGAACACTCTGGCGAACAATGTTTCGCCGTTCACTGTGATCACCGTTTCGCATAGTTCGGCTACCACGCTGACTCTGCCGGAATCGACTGATGTCGATTACGGTATCGGTACGGTGTTCTTCATTGTTCAGGTTGGCGCTGGTGCTGTCACTGTTGCCAAGACTGGTTCTGACACGATCACCGGCACTGCTGCCACTGCTGCTGCTGGTGACACTCTGATCGTGACTCGGACCAGCGCAACGGGCTGGCACAGCGGCCTCGCTACCTGATTTGGGCCACCTGGGTATGTGGTAAAACTGCCCACTATACCATTCTGGTACAGAAACCGTCCCTTTTTTGGGACGGTTTTTGTTTATTATAGGAGAGCAATCTTATAGGACTCTCCCAAAATGGAGAAATGATATGCCTGATACTGATTTGGACGAGGTTTTCGCTGCTGTTTCCAGTGAGTATGAGTCGGCAGATAATGGTTCTGCCGATTTTGAGGATGACGCTGGCGATTACGATGATGTCCAGGTGGATGAACCAGATGTTCTGGAGTCCACTGATGATGTTGATGATCTAGGCGATTACGAAGAAACCGATAACTTCGATGATGGAGCCGGTGATGTTTCGTGGAATTGGGAGGAATATGCTGACCGGCAGGTTCCTTTCAAGGTTGCGGGTGAAGATGGTGTGGTCACGTTGCGTGAATTGCGTGACGGGTACATGCGTAATCAGGATTACACCCGTAAAACCCAGGAGGTAGCCGAGGTTCGCAAGGCTGCTCAATGGGCGCAGGATGTTCAGACTGCGTTCGAACGTGACCCTATGGGCACGTTGGAAGCTTTTGCTAATGCGTATGGTTTGCTTGATCAGCAGGCTGGTGCGGGTCAGCAAGATAAGCGGTTTAGTCTGGATGAACTTGATGAGGATATTCGTCCGTGGGCTGAGCAGGCTATGCAGGCTCAGCAGGCTGCCGCTCAGTTGGAGCGGCGTCTTGCGGATTTGGAAACTGAGCGTATCAAGGCTGAGGTTCGTGCCGAGGTTGACTCGTTGCGTAATCAGTTCGGGGAAAGTTTTGATGCTGTCGAAACGCTGAAGGTTGCGGCTGCTAAGAACATGTCTCTGATTGATGCTCACTGGTATTTGTCTGGGCAGCGTAATGTTCAGATGCAGAAGCAGAATGATCAGGCTGGTCGTGCTGCTGCTGAGGCTGCTGCTAAGCAACGTGAGGCTGATGAGGCTAAGCGTGCTCAGCGTAAGCGTACTGCTTCCGCTTCCTCTAAGGGTTCGTTCCGGGCTTCTGATATTCCGGTAGATGACTTCAATGACATTGGTGAACTGTTTGAGCAGATCGCCGCTTCTAGCGGCGGCTGATCAGGTTTTCAATTTGAAACTTTTGGGAGATTGCTATGGCTATGGATAACATTATTGGTACTACTCTGGAGCGTTACTTCACTTCGGGGAAGGCCACTGACAACATTTTTGCTCGTACTGCTGTTCTGGACTTCCTGAAGCGGCGTGCGAAGCTTGACGCTCAGGGTGGACGTAATGCGGTGCATCCGGTTATGGGTGCCCGTAACAGCACGTTCCAGAACTACTCTGGTTACGATACGCTTACCCCGGCGGTCGATGAAATCATCGACACTGCCGAGTACGACTGGAAGCAGTCGGCTATTTATGTTCCGATCAGCGGTCTGGAGCAGGCGAAGAACAGCGGTGATAAGGCTGTTATCAATCTGCTGAAGGCTAAGACGATGAACGCTGAGACCACGGCTGCCGAGGTCTTTGAGGAAATGTTCTTCCTGGCTGATGGTGCTGGTACTGACAACGGGCAGACGACTTACACGCCTTCGGCTAAGGAGTGGGCTGGTCTGAAGCTGTGGACGAATAACTCGTCCACTGATGTTGGTGGGATTGATGGTACGGCTGATACTTGGTGGCAGGCTTCGGTCGCCACTTCGGTTGGTGCCCTCACCCTTCCTGTTCTGTCGAACAAGTACAACTCGGTGTCGTATGGTACTGACAAGTGCGACTTTGAGGTGACGACTCAGGCTCTGTATGAGGGTTATGAGGAACTGCTTCAGGCTCAGCAGCGGTTCACTGATGCGAGCACTGCGAAGGCTGGTTTCGATAACCTGCTCCATAAGGGTGGCGTTGTTGTCTGGTCGGATTACTGCCCGTCTGGCGAGTGGTACTTCCTGAACAGCAACCATGTGAAGCTGTCGGTGCTTGATTCGAAGTGGATGAAGTTCAACGGTTTCGTGCAGCCTTACGATAAGGATGCCGAGTATGGTCTGATTCTGTGCTACGGCACGTTTGCGACTGATTCTCGTCGTTCGATTGGTAAGCTGTCTGGAGTTACGGCTCCTGCCTGATCCATTTAGCCATCAGATTATATTGCTGGTGGTGCTGTTGAACCGGGGCACCGCTTTCGGTGCCCCGGTTTTTCAGTTTGAAATCTTTTGAGGTTGCGATGAGTGGTATTGACAGGGTTCCTGTTGAAATGTGGCGTAATCCTGACATGGTGAATCGTGTTTATGCTGGCACGGTTCCGATTGGGGATTATGAGGTTCAGGATGCTCCTGAACGTCATTCTTTTGAGTCGTTTGTTGACGATGCTGAGGAATACGTTTTTTGGGGTTCTGAGCGTGAAGGTGTTTCGGTTGTGGAGGAACCTGTTGTGCCTGCGCCTAAGAAGCGTGGTCGCCCGAAGAAGCAGTCTGTTAAGGCCGGGTAAGTCATGCAGGTTTGGCAGGGGGTGCTTTTGGCTGTGCTTGCACCGAGTGGGGTTATTGTGACGTTGCTGGAACGTATGCATCGCCGTAACAATCGGGATCATGAGGCGAATGCTGGTTTGCTTCGGTCGATTGATTCTAAGGTTGACAAGATTGATGGTCGGCTCGATAAGCATATTGAGTGGCATCTTGAACATGATGAGAAACATGGGGTTTGATATGAGTTACCGTGATGCTTTTGATCGTGCTGTGATCACGTTTGTTGCTGGTGCTACTGCTGCGCCTTTGACTGCGGCTGTTTTTGATGTGTCGTTTTTCAAGGCTGCTGGCATTGCTGGTCTGGTTGCTGTGTGGAACTGGGTTGGCCGTTCCGCTCAGGCTTGGCTTGACGCCTGATCACTGATAGGTTCAGATGACTAATATCCCTAACTATCGTTCTCTTGACCCTAACGTCCGTAGGGCGTTGATGTCGTTGAAGGACAGTTTGGGTGAGCGTATTGATGATGCTATTGCTGGTTCTGGGGGTGATCATGGTGGGCTGACTGGGTTGGCTGACGATGATCATCCTCAGTACCATAATAATACTCGGGGCGATGCACGATATTTGCAGTTGACTGGTGGGACGTTGACTGGCGATCTGCTGGTTGATGGTTCTGAGGTTACTGCTGACAGTTTTCAGTTTGAAACCACGGCTGGTGTTGATCCTGTTATTGAGGGTCAGTTGGCGTGGAATGAGGATGAGGGTACTGTCAATGTTGGGATGGCTGGGGCTGCTGCTGTTTTGCAGGTCGGTCAGGAACTGTTGTTTTATGTGAAGAATCAGACTGGCAGCACTATCACTGATGGTACTGTTGTCATGTTTGCTGGTTCTTTGGGTTCATCGGGGCGGCTTTTGGCCGCCCCGTTTCTTGCTGATGGGACTTATCCGTCTACTTATGTGATGGGTGTGGCTACTCATGACATTTTGAATGGTGCTGACGGTTATGTGACTGCTTTCGGCAAGGTTCGGGGTTTGGACACTTCGGGCTGGTCTGATGGCGATTTGTTGTGGGCTAGCGAGTCGGTTGCTGGCGGGTTGACTACTACTGAGCCTGGTAACGGCTACAACAAGGTTCTTGTTGCTGCCGTTATTCATTCTCATGCTAATAATGGTGTCCTGTTTGTCCGTCCAACGTTTTCTCATGGTGTGGGCGATCTTGAGAATGTTGATCTGACTGGTTTGGCTGATGGTGAAGTTCTGATTTGGAACGACACATCAGGTCTTTGGGAGACTGGACTTCCACCTGAGGGTCCGCAGGGACCCCAGGGGCCGCAAGGCCCGCAGGGTCCCCAGGGTGCTACTGGTGCTACTGGTCCCCAGGGTGCTGTCGGACCGCAAGGTGCTACTGGTGATACCGGTCCTCAAGGTCCTACCGGACCTCAGGGAGATACCGGCCCTCAGGGCGCACAAGGACCCCAGGGCGCTGTTGGCCCGCAGGGTCCACAAGGGGATACTGGTCCACAGGGTGCGACTGGCCCGACTGGTCCACAGGGATTGACGGGTGATACCGGTCCTCAAGGACCGCAGGGTCCTCAGGGTGATACGGGTCCTCAAGGTGCGGTTGGGGATACCGGCCCGCAAGGGCCACAAGGTGACACTGGGCCGACTGGTCCCCAGGGTCCCCAGGGCGACCCTGGGCCGACTGGACCAACTGGTCCTCAGGGCGATACTGGCCCACAGGGGCTTACTGGCCCGCAGGGTGATGTTGGTCCGACTGGACCGCAGGGAGCCACTGGTCCTACGGGACCTCAAGGCCC